GATCTTCGTGCGTATCCATCACCACATCGGTAATGGTGGTTAAATCACCGTATTGATCTAACGTAGCCTGAACGTCTGTAACCGTCAACTGCTTGGCCGTTGGGGTCACCCCTTCGGTCAGAGGCGTGGTTGCCAGAGGTAGCGCATTGTAACGCCTGAACTTGATAACCCTTGAACTCTTTGCTGGCATCGGTCTGGATTGACCAAACCGTTCCAGCACCAGGTGAGGCAAGCCTCGCCGAAGCATTTTTTTAGCCGAAAGAACGGCTGTGCGTGGGGAAATATCCCCGTATGTTGTGACTGTCATGTTGTTAAACCTCAATCGTCAGACGTCGCATCCCAGGCAGCATCCCAATCATCCCTGGGTATCGTACCACCGGCACCGGGGCCAGATTTGGTTGGAATTCCCACGGCGCTTGTTAATTGCTGCTGTCGCCTAGCCTTCAGATCATCAATTGTTGAGTGTTTTGGAGCAACCTGAGTCGCACTGCCATAAAGGCTCAATACTGTGCCCACTTCATGGGCTGTATCGCCTTTTAACATGGCGTGCATTTGTGGTGGCTGTCCCATCATCCAGTACTTAAAATCGTCAGCCTGAACAACTGTGGCCCAATCGGGATGAGCGGCTTCCAAAGCGGCCAATTCCTGGGCTTGAGCGCGTTCCTGTTCAGCGGCCTGTAGCGGCTGAATCGCCTGATCAATGTGTTGCTGGATTTGTGTCTGGGTGTGAAGATTATTCTGTTCCATGCGGCTTTCAACAGCGGCATGGATGTCAGGATATTCTTCTTTAAATGCCGCCCATTGTTCGGGCGTTTTCATGGCTTCTTTCACATCACCAGCGGACGGCTGATTTTCGGCTGGCGGTGACTGATGCTGTTGTTGGTTAATTTTTAGCTGCATGGCCGATAACCGGCCCTGATGGCTGCGATTGGCTTGTTCCAGTTTTTTGTTCTGGGCAAGCAATTCCTGATGCTGGGTTCTTAATGCTTCTGGCGCATCGGCCCAAATATCAGGTTCTTCAGTGGTGTCCTGATCGGTTGTAACCGTCGTTTGCTGTTCAGTGTCAGTATTAGCGGTCTGTTCAGATTCATCCGCAGCTTGCTGTTCAGATTCATCACTAGAGGACTGCTGATCAGCAGCATCGCCAGTGCCTGACTGATCTTCCAGTGTCGACTCGCCATCTTCGTTCCAGGCGCGGTCATATGCGTCTTCGGGGGTTTCAGTTTGGGGGGCATCGTCTGCGTTTTTATCACGTCGCATGGGGTCATTCTCCTGGCGGTTGGACTCAATGAGTGGCTGTTTTATTCAGTTGGTCGGGCAGATTGAGGATCATCCGTATGCGGCGTATTTCTCCACGCAACAGGAATGTCTCATTCTCAGTCAACACCGTGGACTCCAGCTTTTTTCGCAACTTCTCCAGATCCTCACTCAGAGTCTTAAGCAAAAATTGCCAGGTAGATGAATGGATGTCGATCATATGCCTTGTCCTGTTTGCCGTTTGAGGTTCATTTCAGCCACCTTGGTCTGGTTATCTTGTTGTCTGTTTGTCTGATCCGTTTGTACTCTGAGTACCGCTATATCTTTGTCCTGATCAAGCTTTTGCTTCTGCAAATCAAGTTTTTGGATTTCCAGTGCATCACGACCCGGTTGCGGATCAGATGAGGGTTGTTGCGCTTGTTGTTGCAAAGCCTGTACCTGTTGTTGCAGTTGGGCAATGATGGCGTCCTTGCTGGCTGCTATTTGTTCCTTGCTCAGTACAATCCCGTTCTCCAGTCCCGTGGCCTTGACCAGTTGGGAGTACAACTCATACCAGTCCGTCATGGGGGCCAGGGCGGGTGATTGAGCCAACTGTGACAATGACGCCAGATCCCTGGCCTGTTGTTCCTTGACCATCAGTGAGGATGAACCACGGGCATCAATCGTCTGGTCGCCCTTGATGCTTTCGTCTGGATTGAACTGCATGTTCCAGTTGTAAAATCGGGTAATCAGGGGTTTGGTCACACTGTCGTCATAATTCTTGACAACACGGCGCAGCAGGGTATTGGCACTGCCCATCAACAATGACATGCCCGCAAAGGTATCCGTCGCCCCGCCCTGCTCCCCCTGGGCAATCTGGGGCAGGCCCGTTTCCTCATCAGCCAGTTGTTTGGCCGTTTGAAACAGGGCCAGCAATTCATTCACATGACTGTTGATTGAGAAGGATGCAAACGCATCACGGACACCGTGATGATAATCACCCGTTGCCTGCCATAATTTGCGAGGCGTCAGTTGCCAGTTGCCATCCACAGGTTCAACACCATCTCCGACAACAATCTGATCACCAGAGGCCAGCCCTGCGTTATCCATGACCAGTCGCCAGGTGGCACAAATGGCCTTCTGTGCATTACGCATCAGGCGGGGAATGCCCGGACCAAACAGGCTGGCACCATCGGATTCAATGTTGAACACAGAGTAAGGATATTCCCCAGTATCCATGGGATTAACCTCGGCCCGGATCACATGCTTCTCAGTAATCCAGATCACCCCCGTGTACACTTGCAGCGAATCATTCTCGTCTATGCCTTTACAACCACAGGCGATTAAATCAGCCTTGTCTATCGGCCCGTGGTACTCCCACACCTCGTATCGGTTCTTGCCCAGGTCACTCAGGCCAGATATGGCTTGCAGCTCTGCAAGGTGATTTGCGGTATTATTTGGTTCGACTTCCTCATCAATGACGGCTCTAATCTGGTTGACCAAAAACCCTGGCTCACTGGCCAGTTTAATGAGTGCGTGCCTGGGGTATGAATGCCGTTGCGTGATGAATGCGCAATCCTTTAACCGGCTGGCCGTCATGTCGGGGAAAAAATCCCACGGATCGACCCGTTCAGTTGCTGGACTCTTATCCTTCACTGATTCAAGCTTATACATCGACTGATCACCATCCGTTAACATGACCCATTTACGCCGTGTTCTTCCCAGTACCGTGGGACCCTTGATCACGCCAGTACCCAGCATGACCCCATCAAAAATAATCTCCCTGGCCGTTGCGTTGTAGTCGGCTTCTGTCAACTGGTCATCAATGGCCAGTTGCATTTTTTCAGCTTTTTCCTCAGCCTGCTTAACCAGAGCGGTGGCCAGATCCCGCTTTTCTACCTGCACCCCCTGATCGCTCACAAACTTTGAACCATCATCGTTGTGTAACGGTTCCTGATTGTTAGCCATGTCGTGCAGAATGGGGACTGGCGTCGGTTTAATGGCCCAGTTGCGGTCATCAGTTGGGTATAGAATGTCAATCAGGCGTGATACCAGTGTGTTGGTCTTGGGTCTCGTCTGATTAACATAGAGTCTGGAACCCTTGCTCAATTCCAGAGTGGCCAGTACAGCAGCATCATACTTACCATTGTACTGGCGCAAGTCTTCCAGCCAGCGTTGCTCAACGGCATCTCGTTTTTTAGCGTTCTCCGTAATTTTACTGAATAACCGGGAACCCAGCACTTGCAGACGATCCGCCTGTTGTTTTGGATCAATGGCTGATTTAGCTGGTTTTTCTGCTGACATAAAAAAACCGGCTCAGTGGCCGGTCTCCCATACATTATTCATCAATAACCCACATCACTCATACCAGGTTGCCACACGCTATTACGCATGGCGTCCGTAATGGTACTGCGTTTGGGTTGCCATATTTTTTTACTGACTGCACACATTCTCAGGCCATCAGCCCCGTGGCTGGTCCAGTCATGCAGGGGCTGATCCTGATAGGCTTGTCGCTTGTCATCCCATAACTTACGGTAATTGCGGACGGCCCTTAATCCAGGGGCACAGCGTTCCTGATCAAACCAGGCATTGGGTAGCAGGCTACGGGTGGCCTCAATGCCATCCATAATGGATAGTCTGGGTGCCTGTTTAAACACAATGCCCAAATTTCTGGCAGTATCAATCCGGCTTTGGCCAGAACCCCATTCCCTGTTCTTAATGTCATGGGGTGCGACGTGCTGACCCGGCAGCACACCATGTTCCCGCATAAAATCATCAACAACCCGGATATAGTGCGGTAAACCTTCCCCGCTATTCTCATAGTAATTGACAAAGCGCACCTCTTTACCGTGGCACTGCCAGAACCAGATTGCCGTAGCATCAGCGATGCCCAGATCCCAGCTGGTATGCACCCTTAGATCAGGTTCAACCGGCACTCGTGTAATTTGCTTCCTGCTCAGGTATTTAACGTAATACGCCCCGTCCTTGTTGGCAAAGCAGTTGCCTTCCCAGACGTGGTCGTATAAATCAGGATTCTTGCCCTTGAGTTCCAGGCGCTCGTATTCAAGTTCTTCGGTGAACCACGGGTTATCGTTGTAGTTCACCTTTATACTGAAGCATTGCTCCGGTGGATCAATGACAAACCGTTGATAGGCCGGGTCCAGTTCATCCAGGGGATTGAACGACACCCATATCTCTGAACCACGGGTTCTAATCGTCGGGATCAGGATATTCCATGACCGGTTACTGACTGTCTCAGCTTCCTCAATCCAGACGATGTTAATCCCTTCCATGGATTTGATCTTATTGGTGTTGGTACGCAGACCTTCAAACAGGAACCGGCTACCATTGGTCCCCAGTATCTGGGTACGCTGCACATCAAAGAACGTATTCAGCCCAAGACGGTTGATGGTATCGGCCAGCAACTGCAATACTGAATCATCAATGCTCTTCTGGATCTCGCGGCAACATAGAATCCGCAGCTTCTTCTGGTACGCCAGCACCACCAGGAACATGGCAATGGTCCATGCCTT